GCAAGAAATGTCAATGTTGTGGAAAGTTATATCCTCCGAAGACAGATCAAAAAAGATGTACTTGTAAGCAAGCTGGGTGGTTAGTTGATTCGGGAATATGGCATGAGCCGAAAATATTAGGTGTGAAGCCAACAAATATACAACCGCCCGAAAAAAGTTGATGGAGGAAATTTAATATATGAATCGGTCAAAATTTGAATGGTGCGATCATGAATGGAACCCAATAACCGGATGCTCTGACAAGTGCATTAAATGTTCTTATACCAAGTTTATACGTGGTTTTGGTGGTGCAGATAGTAGATTTAATCTTTCAAAAACTCATATGTATAGGCAGGAAGGTGATCTTTGCGTCTTAGAATCTGAATTCACTTCAGAAACAGGGTATAAAAGCGATTATCCATTTGGCATTCTGCCAACTTACCATCGATATCGCTTGGGACGTTTGGGTACCCTTAGTACCGGTAAGAATTTGCTTTGCGGTACTATTGGTGAAATGTTTGGGTATGAATCTTGGTGTTATCAAGAGATATTCGATGCTTGTAAATTGTATTCCCAGAATAATTATCTTTTTCTTTCGTCAGAATCTGGATATAGCAAGCTGCTGCATACTTTGCCTGCGGAAGATAATATGTGGTACGGAAGTGTGATTTATAAAAAAGAGGACCCGATATTTGCAAAAGAGGGGTATCATTGCTTTCTTTATATTAACCCGAAAGAAGAACTGGCTATGAATTTATTAGAATTAGATGTTCGGGTGGAATGGGTGGTTGTAGGTACCGGTGGCTGCAGGTATGGAAGTAAAAAGCAAATGCCTGAAAAGGAGTGGATTGACAATATCATTAAATATGCAGAAAGATTGAGCGTTCCAATTTTTATAGAGTCGACTATATACCAGATGTATTCTCAACTCCCGTTTAGAAGAGAGTATCCGGATCAGCTGACGTGGAGTTCTGGCCGGCGGTATTTTGGGGAACTCAAGGAGAAAATGGTCGGTGTATGTGGAAAATGTAAACGAGAAGAATTAAAACAGAATATGGTAGCTATATGTGGGCGAGTACAAAGAGGGAAACAGCCACAACAAATGGGATATCTTTGCAAGGAATGCTTGGCGAAGGTATGCGAGAAATACGATTTCAAAAATATTATAGGAGGTACCGCTAATGAGAAAAAGAAGCTGCAGGAGAACCGAAGATGCAAAAATGATTCATGAGAAGGCGGTCAGGATGCGAAAAATGACTGATGAGCAGCTTGTTCATTATGTGGAGGATCGCATTGCAAAAGCGGAGAGTGAAGGATATAACCGAATAAAAAAAGAGGCCAGTGGTGATCTGGATAATTCTACAGTGAAATATTTTTTAGATGGATTTAGACAGGTTCCTGGAGTAGGGAAGATTACATATAAGCGCTTGGTTGAGTATGCAAAAGAAAATGGGTATATTCCTGAAGAGTGATGTTGTAAGTAAATTTATAATTTAAAAGAGGGTGCTTTCGCTCCCCTCCCTAACCAATATTATTGTAGCAGAGATGCATTTTAATAGCAAGGAGGAGTGTAAAGCATGGATCAGAAGATTTTTATGATTAACGAGTTGGAGTTTGAACGAATGATGAAAGAGGCAGCAAAAATTGGTGCCACTACCGCAATAGAGAAATTAGGAGAAGAAAAGGCAATGTATAAAAGAGAACTTGGAAAGAAGAAGCTGCACAATACTGAGTTGTTAATGAGAAATTATCGGGTATTAAAGGTTCACACCGATAATTCAGTTTTTGATGCTGCTCATCTAAATGAATCCGCAGCTGATACCTTAATTAATATGATGTCTCTAAAAGATGATGGTATGGTAGTTGAAAGTATTAAACGATCAGCAGAACGGACTGCTATTATGATGGCGCATATAGATGCAATGTTGGATTTATATAAGCGATTGTGTGAGAGGTCCTGCAACGAGCTACTAATGCGAAAATATGATGTGTTATATCAACTTTATATAGCAGGGAGCAACATGACCGTTAAACAGTTAGCGGAGCATTACAATATTTCAAAAGAAAGTGTTTATGCGGATAAAAATTCTGCGATAAAGCAATTATCGGCTCTTTTGTTTGGTATTGATGCGTTGAAATGAGGTTGTTATGTATGAAGTTGCAAGATTATTAGATTTTGTACCAGGACCAGAAGGTACCGAGCTGAAATTATTAGTACCAAGGGTTAACCTAATGGAACCTATAATCACTAAGGAGATTACTGAATGTGGTATCTGGCTTGATGATGGTCGACAAATAAGTGCAGCACAGCGAAAAAAGATATTTGCAATGTTCAATGATATTTCTGAATGGACCGGATACAGTCCAAAGGAAACTCATGAGGTAATGAAGTATGAGTACATTAGGTATACTGGAGGTCCTGAGTTTTCCCTTAGTGATTGCAGTATGGACTTTGCACGTGATTTCATTAGCTTTCTTCTGGATCATGCGTTAGCTTATGGAATGTGGTTATCGGATCTAGGAATAAATCGGACTGATGATATTAACCGGTATTTGTATTCCTGTCTGAAACACAAGCGTTGCTGTGTATGTGGCAAAGCAGGGGAAACGCATCATGAGGACTCTATAGGCATGGGGAATAACCGGAAAAAGCTTGATGACTCAAAACACAGAAAGATATGTCTCTGTAGAACAGAACATACCGAAGCGCATACCATTGGTATGACTGCTTTTTCAGAAAAGTATAAGGTATATGGTATAATTTTTAATGATTAAAAAAGGAGGTCAGGCTTCCCGGGAAAAGCTGCAGCGTCCTCTAACAAATATATGTGTATTGGACGTAATTGGACAACGGAAGAAATAGAGTATTTATGTGAAAAGTGGAAAACTGTACCGCATGATGGATGCAGATGTGTATAAGCTGGATGATATTTTCTTCCAATAAATAAAATATAAGTATCTCAATCAACCTTCCCCATCAATCGGACAGAGAAGCTCCGGTCGACTGGGAAGATTGATTGAGTTATACTTTTATACTTGTATTAATTTTCAATAATCATTATAATTATATTTAATTAGAAATTTTTTAAAGCAATAATAAATTTATTAAAACGAAAAACTAAATTTAATTTATGAGGTGCGGATAATGTGGATATGTGCTTCATTCAACTAAGTGATATACCACGAAACGTAGAAAGGGAGAAGAGAATGGTGGGGAAAATTGAGGATTTATTAGTAAACAAAGGGCTATATGACAGCATAGACATTACAATTAATGATTTGGAGGAAATTAAGAAGTATCTTTCTAAAAGTGAATATAGTAATAATACCATAGTTTGCTATTGTAAACATTGTGGAGCAAGCATGGTATTCGAATATTGTGATAGTGAGATACATGAAAATACTGGAATTATGCGTTCAGTGAATGATGATACTGGATACCGTGAAAGAAAATTTAGAAATGATGAAATATACAAATCTTATTTGAACAAACACTATGTACTATTCTATTGTTGTGCTCGTGATAGACAGCATACAATTCTTTTTGATTTGATAGCGACTTCTGACAAAATAATAAAAATAGGGCAGTATCCTTCAGTTGCCGACTTGGTAAAGCCCGAAATTGTTAAATACAAATCAATTTTAGGCGAACAATACTGTGAATTTAGTAAAGCAGTAGGACTGTCTGCGCATGGTATAGGAATAGGTTCATTTGTATATATACGGCGTATTCTTGAGAATTTAGTTTTCGATAAATTCAGGCAAGTTGAAAATATATTAAAGATAACAAAAAACGATTTTGAACATTTAAAATTTGACGAAAAAATAGATACTCTTAAAGATTATTTGCCGGATATTTTAGTCAAAAATAAAAATGTTTATGGTATTGTAAGTAAAGGTGTACATGAGCTAGGTGAACAAGAATGTTTAGAAATGTTTCCGTGCATAAAAGCGGGAATTGAGTTGATACTTGATGATTTGTTAGCAGAAAAAGATCGTAAAGAAAAAGAGAAAGTATTTGAAAAATTTGTAGCGCAAACATCAGGTGAATTAAAGCAACAAAAAGTACATTGAACGGAAGGCAACTAAATAAAATAATGCTGTGCAAATTATTCGGAGTTGTCCATTAAGGTTATAATGAAAAGAATTTATGTCATAAAAATTTGGGGTATGAATATGGTATATGATAGTTGGAAATGGAAAACAGAGTTGCGTGAGGAAAAACGTCAATTAATTCGATATAATACAAAAAAAAATTTTGATAAAAATTTTGAAGGAACTTATTTTAAAATCGAACGTGCACTTCTTTATTCAGCTTTCATTATTAGAATTTTAATTGAATCCGAAAAGCTGAGTAACGATGCAGATATTTATAATTTGAATGTTTCATATAACATACCCAGAAAAAATATTGACAGATTACATCGGTGGCTAGAGGAAGACGAATATGACTGGGATAATACTATAAATAAACCAGTCGTAGGGAAGAATGTTTGTAATTGGTTAATTCACTCCTATGTATTCAAGTTTTTATTTGAAGAAAATGGTGTGATTTTGGGCTTTTTTGTTAGTTCAGATTATGATAGAAATAAAGTTCTATACTCTGTTACGCTTGAAGAATGGATTAATTTCATCGATTTTATAATTTCTGATGATGTAATTTCAGTTTCATCACATTTTGATAAAAAAAGGGAAGATTACATAATAAAAGAGAAAATACGTGGAAATGTACGGTAAAACTAATTTAGTGTTAATTAATATCTGGAATTAAATCGCGTATATTATAGGAGGGAAATATTTTGAATACTGAACAAGTACATTCTGATGCAGTTTCCTTTGTAAAAGGCAAACTGTGCCAAATGAAATATCCAGCCAATCATCCTTTTTTAGATTATCCAAATACACCTTATTCTATGACATTAGAGTTGATAATATTAATAAAAATATTTACAAACAATGATAACTTAGTATCAAATTTTATAAAGAAGTGCAAATCGGTTGAACATGAAGAATTCTCTTTTGTTAAATTTAATGAAAACTTTAGTGAAGTAATTTGGTTTTACTATCTTTATATGGGTTTAATAAAAACTGACTCATTATATAACTTAAAAGAAATTTTTGGTGAAGATAAAATAATATATGATAACAACAAAAAATTTGAATATTCATTTTTAATGACCAATAATAATTCTGTTCAAAAATATATGGTAAATTCTGAAGTTAAAACATTACTTTGCGATCCATATGTTAAAGAAGATGAATTAAATTGTAAAGATGGTCAACAACTGATTAAGCCTTTATTTCCAGAATTACGTAATTCTGATGTACTTAAAAAAAATAAAGATACCGTGATATTACAAGCAAGTACATATTATAATCAAGTCAAGGAAAATATTAAAAAAATCATCGCAAAAACAAATGGGAATAACGTATCTGGATATCCAGCATGTAATATTGGTGTACTTGTAATCAATGCTTCAACTTCTTTTGAAGAGTTCTATTCATATTTATTTCATCAAACCAAAGGACTGTATGACAAATTATTAGAAAGTAATATCGATATTCTAGTACTTCTTTCATTAGATGAACGTAATGATTTACAATTAGAAAATCTATATTCTAGTGGTTATATTCAGACAGCACTATTAAAACCAACGGAAGTTAACAAAACGTTCTGTGAAAATTTTCATATTGATAATTATATCTCGTTAGGTAATGAAATTCATTCCGAAATATATGAAATTGGACAAAATGAATATGGATATTACAAAATAATGTGTAGAGATGGATTCCTTAATATAATTCCAAATAATTCTACAGAAGAAGAAATAGATGAATACTTAAAGTTCTTGAAAGGAACTGATATACGTTAAAAATTCTTTATCATTCATATATCATATTTCCAGAAACAAAAAGAAGTACTGTCTCCGGCTAACTCATTCGTCAAAGACAGTACTTCTTTTACCCTGGCTATGATTAGATTCCAGGTCATGGGGTATTGGTCATCCAGAGCATAAGGTTAATTAAGGTATGTTTAAAAATGAGTCAGGACGAAAAAGCGCAGACTAAAGAACTCATTATCGTTTCTGATGCCATTATTAGAAATGAGTACAAGCAGAGTTTTGTAAACAGAATATTAAATAATTAATATTGATGTTTAATATAAAATTCAGTATAATTTAAATATATAAAAACAAAATTTATCAGAATATTTATTATTTAGGTTCTGGAGGTTTATAACATGCGTAGAGATAAACCATTTCCTTTAATTAATTATACAATACTTTGTAATTTTCTTGAAATGGCCTGGACAGAAGGTTGGTTAGATGAATACTCTAATGATCATTTTCTAATCAAAGCTATTGAAAATAGACTTGAAAATTTCGTGGGAAAAAATCAATTAATTGAGAATGATATTAATATACAAGGTATAATAAATACCGATCGAAGTATCAATACTGCATCCTTTAACCTTAATTTTTGTATAAATTTCTCGGGACGATTACAGTTTTTAGCGCAAAAATTTGGCACTGAAAAAATTAAAACTTTCATTACAGATCAAATGTCAGCAGGAAAACATCACTATAAAGAAGACACATTTTTCGAAGCACTATCCGAAGTTTCAATACTCTCGTATTATGCTGCTCGATACAATTGGAGTAAAGCGATTTATGAGCCACCAATTATTGAAGGTGTTAATAAGAAAAATCCAGAAGCAAGGTTTATAGGTTCTTTCTACTGTAGAGCCTGTGATGAAAATCGAGTAGCAACCGAAAGAGAAAGAACGGTAACGATTAATATTGAAGTGAAGTCACCAGAATTTCCACATGAATATCATGAGAATGAAAAGATTGTTATTCCTACAATATTACTTACAGATATAGGGCGCAAAGCGATTAAACGATTTTGTAAAGAACGTAGCTTGGTATACCTTGATCCACGTGTACTTAAACTCAGGGATTTTATCAATAGCGCGGCGTGCAAATTTGTAGCACCAAAGGATGATGAGTTTAATTTACTCTATATAAACTGGTCCTATCGTGATTTCCCTTCAAATAGTTTTTTGGAAGCGTGGTCGTTATTGACAAACGGGATAAATGGTATATTAACACATCCTGAATTTGCGGCAAGTGTAGGGGTTATACCAGATGCAATGGAAAAGATTACTGCTATCATTGTATACACAGAATCTTTGGAAGGTCTTATGTTCTCAAATTTTTTACATGTCTGGCAACATAATGGGGTTGGGCAAAGATTTCGTATGTGGGTAATTGATGAAAAATTACGAAATGCTGAGTGTAAAGATGAATCAAATATTTTATTTTACACTACTGGCATGAATCCTTGTAAAGCACTGACACAGTTTGCAATGGTGGATTTCAAGACTAAAACATATACGGAGAAAATAGAAGCAGGTGTATTAAGCACTGAACTTATAGAGTTGATTCGGAAAAATGTTATGATATAACAGAGTTTGTTATGATAAATATTAGAGCTATTATAGATTACTATGTTTTACTAATGGTATTTAAAATTTATAATCGATTGTAAATAATGAAAGTTGGAAGTTATATACATGCAAAATAAACAGGAGGTAGTGTATGGACAAGCGATATCAGATATTTGTAAGTTCGACATTTGAAGATTTGAAAGAAGAAAGAAAAAAGATTATTGAAGAGATATTAAATTTCAGTCACATACCTGCAGGAATGGAGATGTTTACAGCTTCAAATGATGAACAGTTTGAATATATAAAAAAGATTATTCAAGATTGCGATTATTATGTTCTTATTGTAGGTGGAAGATATGGCACCATAAATCCAACAACAGGAATTAGCTATACAGAGCAAGAGTATAATTACGCTATTGATTTAGGTATACCTGTTTTAGCATTTGTACATGAAACTCCATTTGATTTACCATCTATAAAAAGAGACGATAAAAATCGAGATGAATTTGAAACTTTTTTGAAAAAAGTAAAAATCGGTCGTATGGTGAAATACTGGAATAATATAGATAGACTTATAGCCGACGTAATTATTAGCTTAAATCATGCATTTAGGAATAATCCTCAACCGGGCTGGATAAGAGGCGGTGAATATAGTGATACAGGATTATTGAAGCAGATAAATGATTTAAGAATGGAAAAGGAAAAATTAACTGAAGAAAATAATGTTTTAAAAACAAAAATATTTGAAGATGAACTAAAAGTAAATAACTTGGCAGGTATGGATGAAATATATACAGTAAGTGGATACACTTATAGTTATGATGATTTAGTACCTTATCAAGAAGAATACACTTGGGATAGTATATTTTTTCTAGTTGGTCCATATTTATATTCATCTTGTAATTATGAACAGTTTCATAAAGCAATTGAAAATGCGTTTAGTAATTTTCAATCAGTTGATAATAATATTGGTCAAATGATTAAAATTCAATTAATAGCGCAGGGCCTTCTTAATACTTTTACTGAAAAAACAGATTCTGGAAGACTTCATGAATTTCTTATCCTCTCAGAAAAAGGTAAGCGTTATTTACTTGAAAATAAAACTATAAAAGCTATCAAGACTTGATTGTACAGTAAAGTTAATGGCTACAAAATAATTACATTGACACCACATATAACGGATGCTAGACTGTAAATGTAAAATTCTATCATATGTAAGGGGATTGCCGAAATGAAGACGGTAGTCCCCTTTTTGCTCCCCAGGAAGGAGCATAAGATGTATATAAAGAATGTGGCAGTGGAAGAGTTGCAGGTGGCGGCATATAATCCTAGAAAGGACTTGAAACCAGAGGATGTTGAGTATCAAAGAATTAAAAATTCATTAGATAAATTTGGCTGCGTTGAGCCTATTATTTGGAATGAAAAGACTGGTAACGTAGTTGGCGGACATCAGAGGCTTAAAATATTGATGGATGAAGGTGTAGAGGCAGTTGACGTCAGTGTGGTGAATCTGGATCCGGTCGAGGAGAAGGCACTTAATGTTGCACTGAATAAAATTTCTGGTAATTGGGATATTGAAAAACTGACAGATATAATGCAGGAACTTGTTGAAAAAGACTATGCTTCATTTACCGGATACAGTGAAAAAGAAATTGAGAAACTAATCGACCAGGTTAATATTGATGCAACGATAAGCACTTTAGGAGAAATAGATACAGCTGATTTCTCAGCGGATAACTATAAAAATAAGTGCCCACGTTGTGGATTTCTTTATTAGGAAGGGGATATATGTATAGACCCTGGAGCTTAAAAGAAATAGATAATATTCCCCGAAACAGTATCAAAGTATTTTCCTGCTTTTCCTGTGGAGGTGGTTCCACGATGGGATACAAACTGGCCGGCTGCCAGGTGCTTGGTAATTGTGAAATAGATCAAAGGATTAATGAACTGTATAATAGAAATCATCATCCCTTATATTCATACAATATGGACATAAGGGATTTTGCTAAATTATCGAACGATGATCTGCCACCTGAATTATTTCAGTTGGATATATTAGATGGCTCGCCGCCCTGTAGTGTGTTTTCAATGTCCGGGAACCGGGAGGACGACTGGGGGAAAGCCAAGCGATTTCGGGAGGGCCAGGCAGCCCAAACGTTGGATGATTTGTTTTTTGAATTTATATCCGTCATTCGAAAATTGAAGCCAAAAGTATTCATAGCCGAAAATGTAAAAGGTATGATACATGGCAGTGCAAAAGGTTATGTAAGTGAGGTACTTAATAAAGTTAATGAAGCTGGATATAAAGTCCAGCTTTTTTGCTTAAATTCTGCCGTAATGGGTGTTCCACAGCGTCGTGAAAGAGTATTTTTCATTGGTCATAGAAAAGAGCTGCCATATTCAAAGCTGAATCTGTATTTTAACAAGAGACCGATTCGCTTTGGAGAGATAAGAAGCTTAGCCGGTGAACCGGTTACTAAAGAGACATATCAACTTTTGAAGCACAAAACACCAACCGACCGCAATTTGGCTGATATCAATAACCGGCTATTTAATAAACAGAGTAGATTTAATGCAGCTGTAGTTTGGGACAGTATTATTGCACCTACGATTACAGCCAATGGTGAATTTCTTAGGGCGGTTGATGATTTGAAGTTTTCGGATATGGATTTTATTAATTGCCAGTCGTTTCCGGTAGATTATGATTTTAATAAGACCAGCGTTCAATATGTATGTGGAATGTCTGTGCCGCCGCTGATGATGAAGGAAATAGCAACTCAGATTTGTAATCAGTGGTTTTTCTAAAATACAAAACAAACGATTGAGAGGTGGTGAGGAGTGAATGAAGTCAGGGCTCCAAATTATGAATTAGCCTTGATTGATTATCAATCAGGCATGAAATATAAAGATATCGCCGAAAAGCATGGTGTTACCATTAATACCGTAAAATCATGGAAAACAAGATATAAGTGGTCCAAGGATAAGAAAAAAAGTGTGCACACGAAATCAGGAAAGGTGTGCACACAAAAAGGTGGGCAACCCGGCAATAGAAATGCGGCTGGTCACGGAGCACCGGCAATGAATAAGAACGCAGTTAAGCACGGACTCTTTAGCAAGTATCTGCCAGAGGAAACGTTGGCTATAGTAAAGGAGCTTCAGGAAAATGTCCTGGATCCGGTAGATTTCCTTTATGAAAATATTCTCATGCATCAAGCAGCTATCATCAGAGCTCAGCGAATCATGTATGTAAAGAACCAGGAGGATCTGACAAAGGAGCTGAAGAAGGTCAAGACTTCAACAAGTGGTATGAGTGGTAAGAACAAATCCTCAGAGTTGGAGTATGAATTACAATTTGCCTGGGATAAGCAGGCTAGCTATCTTCAGGCTCAGTCCAAGGCGATGCAGACAATAAGTGCCATGATTAAGAAATTTAAAGAACTTACGGCTCCCGATGATGAGCGCAGATTGCGTCTGGAACTTATGGAAGTTGAACTTGAAAAACGTCGCAACGAGGCAGATTCACTTGGCGGTGGTGAAAATGTGGTTGATGATTGGATTGATGCTGTCACCGGTGAAGATGAGGGGGCTGATGTTGAGTGAAAAAGGATTCCCTTCGTTGCGACGGTCGCAACAGTAAATCTTCTAAGCGCAGGGCATTTTTTAAGGAGCGCATTCCCATATACCGTAAAAATCCTGTTTTGTTTGCTCAGGAGGTTCTTTTGTTTGAGCCTGATCCATGGCAGAAAGAGGCTCTTATGGATTTGGCAGGGAGCCCGAAAGTAAGTATTAAGTCCGGGCAGGGTGTAGGAAAGACCGGTATAGAAGCGGTAGCTCTCTTATGGTTCCTTACCTGCTTTCCTTATCCTCGTGTGGTTGCCACAGCTCCGACAAAACAGCAATTACATGACGTGTTGTGGTCTGAGGTATCCAAATGGCAGGAACGGGCTCCTCTGCTCCAGGAAATATTGAAATGGACTAAAACCTACATCTACATGGTAGGACATGAGAAAAGATGGTTTGCTACTGCCAGAACGGCAACCAAACCGGAGAATATGCAAGGCTTCCATGAAGATAACATGCTTTTTATCATAGACGAAGCTTCCGGTGTGGCTGATCCGATTATGGAAGCAATCCTGGGTACCTTGTCTGGAGGAAATAACAAGCTGCTTATGTGCGGCAATCCTACCAGAACCAGCGGTACCTTTTATGATGCCTTTTACTCTTCCAGATGGATGTATAAGTGCCATACGGTTTCATCAGAGGACAGTCCACGTACCAATAAAGACAATATTAAGGCATTGGTTGACCGGTTCGGATATGACAGTAATGTAGTCCGCGTACGTGTCCGGGGATTATTTCCGAAACAGGAAGATGATGTGTTTATTGCCCTGCAGCTTTTGGAAGCAGCAATTGAACTTGAAATAGACCTGGGAGAGGAAAGCGAGGAGTACACCCCTGACCGTATTGATATAGGTGTGGATGTTGCCCGCTTTGGTGATGATAATACGGTAATAGTCCGGAAGATTGATAAAGTTATTCCGGAGCTCCTTGTCCGTCATGGACAGGATACAATGAAAACGGCCGGCGATATTGTTCGCATGTATCGGGGGTTACTTGAAAAGTATCCGAAGTATGATAATTACATCTATGTCAAAATTGATGATACTGGTGTCGGTGGTGGTGTCAGTGACCGCCTGAAGGAGCTGCAAGGCGATTCGGAAGAGAAGCTGGAGAAAATGGTTGTAGTTCCTGTGAATTTTGCAAAGAAAGCACCAAAGACAAAGTCAGCCAGGTATTATGATGATATTGTAACCTGGATGTGGGCGAACGTACGTGACCTCTTGGAGAACAAAGAAGTTAAGCTGCCCGATGATTCTATCTTAGTCGGTGAATTCTCTACTCGAAAGTATAATTTCCAGTCCAACGGTAAGCAAAGGCTAGAAAGCAAAGATGAATTAAAAAAGAGGGGATTAACTTCTCCGGACAGGGCGGATGCGGTTGCGTTAGCCTGTATGCCAGTGTTTAAAAAGAAATAATTGCGGGAAGGAGGTAAGGATCTTGGAGGAAGTACAGGAGCACGAAGAAAAAAAGCGTATCCATAATTCGGTTGTCATTAAAACCATATCAGAGGACCGTGTGGCTATTATGGAAAGCAAAGCGGTTGATGAAGATGAATTTCATGGACTGTATGAAGATGGGGCTGTTTTGGAGCCACTTTATAATCCGGAGCAATTAACCCGGCTTTCCGAAAACAGTGATATCTTGCAGCAATGTATAGATGCGTATAAGACCAATATTGTGGGTTTTGGCGTGGACTTTGATTATGATATTGATGTGGATAAGCAGAATGAGAGCATTCAATCAGCTCTTGATAAAGAATGGACCAAGTATGAAAACTTCTTTAAATTTTGCAATTTTGATGAAAGCTATACGGAAATCATGAAAAAGGTTGTTGATGATAGGGAGCGAATTGGTTGGGGAACCTTAGAGGTTATAGAAGATGCTGTTGGCAGACCTGCAGGGCTGGAGCATATACCGGCGCATAAAGTACGCTTGTGTAAAAGGGAGAGGAAAGCCATCGCAGTAAAAACAATGGTTCCCAATGATAATGGAGAATTGATCGAAATTACT